TCGTCTATACTTAAACTTTTTTTACCAGCGTCTGATAATTCATCAAACCACTCAACGTCGTTAGCCTCGTTCCAGCCAGCATTAAAATGTATTACTTTAACTTGACTAAACGCTGCTAGGCTAGCTAAGCTAAACAACAATGCTATACACGCTTTCTTCATCTTCTATCTAATTTATCTTCTATACGTCTAACGCTTTCTTTAAGTTCTTTAACGTCTTCTTGTGTTGTCATAATAGTGTTACGTATCATTTCGTCTTTCATTTGAAACTCCATGCGTGTAACTTCTGGCGCTGGTGGCTCTGGAAGTTCTTTTGCATCAGCAATGTCTGCTTGAAGCGTAAACCACATACCAGTCATTGTTACTAATACGATACCTAATGATATTATTGTTTCTAAACTTAGTTTTACTTTTGTATCTTTACCTATTTCAGTTGCCATTATTTCTCACCACATTTTTTACTTGGGTTACTAACTTGTACCCAGTTTTCTTTTTTAAACCAGTCTCTTAAAGTAGCACCTTTTTTACGAGCGCCTTTAACAAAGCTTTTACTTGATCTCTTATACTTACCACCTTTAGCAGCTTTTCTCTTAGCTCGCACTACTTTAGCGCGCTCTGAAGCAGACATGCTACGAACTTTAGCAGCAGGCAGGCACACTTTTTTAGTGCCCCCGCCTTTTACTTTTTTTAGTGGTGAGACCATTTTAAAAGCCATAGTCTTACTTCTTCTTTTTCATTTTCATTTTCATAGCTGAAACTTTCTTCATCTTCATTACAGCTTTTTTCATCATCATAGCTGAATCTTTTTTAAGTTTCATAGCTGCTTTTTTCATAGTCATAACAGACTTTTCTTCTTCTTTTAATTTCATTGCAGCTTTTTTCATTTTAGCTATAGTATTTTTTGAAGCTACTCCTTCTACTAATTTTTTAGCGCCTGGCTTTAATTTGCTAGTGTCTACCATTTTTTTAGCTGCAGACTTTTTTTTGCCCATCAGCTTCATAGGACCTTTCTTTTTCATTTTAAATTTTGTTTTTAATGTGTTTATACATTGAGTTACCTAATTTTTCGCCCATTTTACTGTCTGACTTATAGTGAGCGTGGGCAACTCGTCTACTATAAGATATATTTTTACCGGTTTTATTAAATGCTGACTTAGCTTTAGGATGTTTATCACCTAATACTTTAGCTATTAATACGCCTTGTACTGAGTGGCCTGATGGATATGATGGCGTTTTCATAGATGCCATTTCAATATCTTTCATCTTTATATTCATCTTTTTAGCAATAGTCTTTGGTCGTGGTCTGTCAAAGTATTTCTTAAGTTCCATAATTACAGGTGCTGAGTCTTTTATAAGTTTAGCAGCAACTTTAGGATCATAGTCTTCTATATTGTTATCTTTAGCTGTTTTTTTAAAAGCAGCTTCTATATTGTCGTTATCTTTAACAAACTTTTTGTTTATAGGTATACTTTTAAGCTCTTTAACCTCTTGCATAGTGTCAAAAGTATTATCGCCAGGCGGCTTCATCTTTTTAAATGAAGATATGTTAAAGTCTTTAAACATTATTTTTTCTTTAATCTTCTTAACGCAGCTTTACATCGTTTAGCAATACCAGCTTGCTGTGGTTTTTTACCAAACCTAGATCTTTGCTCCATGACAGTTAATATCTGTATTTTACGGGCATAAGGTTTGCTGATACGTTTTACTTTAGAACAAGTAGCTCGCGCATCAGCTGGGGTTTTATATTTTATTCTTACTGTGTCTTTTGGATTTTCATCGGTATATAATCTTCTTCCACTACCTTTTGGCTTTTTGCCAGTTCCTACAATAGGGTCTTTACGTTTTCTAGCTGGTGAAGGTCTGTTAGTTTGCATGTTTATAAACCAGTTTGCTAATTGTTTATCTCTTGGCGTCGCATCTTTTCTAGCTTTGAGCTTACGAGCTTTAGCAACTGTTACATCACCACCGTATAGCTTTGATATACGAGCTTTTAAAACGCCTCTATATGCCATTATTTTTTCTTTTTACCTAATCGTTTTCTAACGATGTCCATTGTTTTACGCATTTTAGCGGCATAGCTAGGATTTTTACCTCTATTAAATACTACTTGTTGATTTAAACTGCTAATAATCCTAGACAGATTACCTTTACGAGACTTAATCATCCAGCTAGCTAATCCTGAAGCTGATAAGCTTTTAAATTTACCTTTAGCATCAGGAGCATCTGAGTGTTTAAAATCACCCATACGTTTAGGTAAAGCGCTCTGCAACTTCTTAGCTTGCTTAGCATGCATAGTAGCAGAGTTTTTTAATTGCCCTATTATTTTTTTTAGCTCGTTATTTTTTAATTTAAAAGCCATTATTTCTTTTTTCTACCTAAATATTTACTAGGATTACGCGTACACCTTACGCCCCAACCAGAAGCGTAAGCCGAAGGCCATACCTTAAACTTACGTTTAGCAGCTGCTTTACAAGCTGCAGATATTTTTTTTAATGCTGAACTTTTCTTCATAATACTAACACCTCCAGCGTCTACGAGCAGCTAAACCTCTTTCACTCTTCCAGCTTCTTGATCTAGCACAAAACGATTTACGTCTTGCAGCTCTTTTACCTTTTGGATTTTTTTCAGTTACGGCAGTTTTTAATTTACTACCAGGATTTTTACGTCTATATGCTTTTACACCTTTTTCAGTCATACCGCCACCGGCAGCACCACCTCTAGCGCTTTTATCTTTAGCAACTTTATTAAAGTTTTTACCACGACCTATAGTTCTTCTTGGCTCAGCCTTTTTCATAGGTGAGTCTGGCTCTGAAAGTTTAAATCCAGAAAGCTTACCGCCAGCTCTACGTCTACCGCAAGGAGTTACCGGAATAGGGTTATTTTTTTGAACATAGGCCATAGTCTATATATTACTTGTTTTTTTACTTAATTAATCTGCAAACCTTACTGTAGTTCTTACGTTTTTCTTAGAGCTTTTTAACATTTCTTTAGCTTCTCTTCTTCTTATATCTTCTGCAGTTTCATATCTAATATACTCGTTTTCTTTACCTTTATTTATTACTCTAGGAGTACCAGCACCAACATCCCAGTTGCTCCAGCCTAAAAGTACCATTAGCTTCTGCCAATCTTCATAGCCACCTGTGAGTGCATTGTTTATATTATTTAACTTTTTGTAAGCTCTATGAGTAGGTATATTAAATAAAGCTTCAGTAGTTTGAGTTGTAGCTTGCATTAATGGGCCATTTAGCGTTAAGCCTTCTGCTTCTATAAGCTTTTTGTTATAGCTGTATGTATTACCAGCCGCGTCAAGTTTGCTAAATTTAGAGCCAATAGTTGGAGATATATTAAGTAAATCTTCAGCTACCTCGCTGTAGTCAGCTCCAAAGCCTTTTTCGTTTTGTTTAACAAACTCAAATATAGCGTTTTTTACACCTGAAAGCACCGCACCTTGTATACCCATACCTCTTAAAAACGAGTCTGCTACAGTGTTTAATGCCATTGTTTTCTTTTCTTCAACTAAAACATCATCTCTATCTTCTTCATCTTCATTTGTAATTAAAGCTAAAAGACCCGACTGAAGCGCAGCAAATATCATTGATTGCACTGCACCAAAATAAGCTATTCTACTCATTTTATGAGTAAACGAATTATCTCCAAAAGATCCTTTATATCTACCTTTAGACAGATCTAGTATTTCCTTCATCATAATTCTGTTCATTTGCATAGGCGTATTAGCAAAAGCTAATATTAATCTACCTTCAAGAGAAGTTTGTTGTTTAGATAATAAGTCTGCTCTTGAAGACTGTTGAGTTCTTTCAGCTACAACTTGAAAATCTATAAAAGCTTGTTTTTCAGCTTGAGACTTACTCATGCCTTCTTTCATATATTTTTTTATAAGATTTCTATAATAAGTAGCACCACCAGAAGCAATAGCAAAACTATCTGCTATTTTTGTAGGCAGATAACCCGCTTTTATTAGATGTGCTAAGGCTGCTTTAGCTTTGTTTTGTTTTCCTTCAACAGCTGAAGCTAATTCAGCTTCTGTAACATTTATCTGTAAACCAGCTCTTCTTTGTTTTAACATGTTAGAGTTCATGATATACATAAAATCTTTCCAGTATTGCGGTTGATTTAAAAACGCTTGAGTAGCTTTTAAAGGGTTATTAAACGAATGATTAATAAAATTAACGCTAGATATTAACTGTAGTACGCCTGATCTAGTATTAAAGTTCATAATAGTACCAACAGAACCGTTTAGATAATTCATTATGGCAGCTCCACCTTTACTTAAGTTCATACTTCTAGTTCTACCGGTTTCCATACGATCAAACATATCTTCTATTGTCTCTCGCCAATTGCTACCTAGCTCAGCTTCCATTTTGTTTAGATTAGCTTCTGAAAATATTTCTTTTCTAGCCTGTATAAAGTCTGCTAAATATTTTTCTCTACCAATACCTTTGCCTAAATCACTAATTTCAGTAGCTATAGTTTCTGACCACCATTCAGCGCTAGGTTCTTTTAATCCACCTTCAACTTTAGTTATTTTAGCTAGCTTTTCAGCGTAAGCTTGAAGTCTAGGATCTTTTATAACATGGCTAACTAGTTTTTTTTGTGTTGACTTTGCTAAATCAGGTATGTTATACCCGTTTTTATTCCAAATGTAAACACGTAGTGCTTGATCTAAAGTAAAGTTAGTTCCTTCTACATTTTTAGGTAATTTTTTTACAATATCTTTATTAGCTTTTCTTAATGCTAAATATCCATTAGTAATAGTTTGTCTTGCGTTATTAAAGTCGTTTATACCTCTCTCGTACTTTCTTACAAAGTTTTCATCAAACCATTTTTTATTTTCAATACCTTTTTTACCTTTACCAAACAACGGTTCTAATAACAACTCTAAGTCAGAAGCTGTATCAGGCATAAAAAGTCTTCTTCTTTTTTTATCTTTACCTCTTTGTTTAGCTTCAGCTTTAGTAAACTGTTTTAAAGCTGGAACACCAAATGTATACTCTAGTATTTTATTTGACTCTAAATTTAAGTTTTTGCTAGCTAAAGCTTGTTGAACGTCAGACTTAACGTCTAATTGACTTAATGCTTTTTTAACAGCCTTAACATTAGGTAAAGCATCGTCTACAAAGTACATATCGTTATACCCTTCAGCAAACTTTTCCACCATCCACATAGCTTTTGCCTCTCCAGTGCTATTACCTAGCCCTGTTATATTTTTAAATGGTATTTCTACACCTTTAGATTTTAGCCAACCGTATATAGCTGTCGCAGCTTCAGGTGGTCTAGCTGTAAGTATAAACATATTTTCTGGACCAAATTTGGCTAATCGTTCTTTAAACTTTTTAAACAACGGCCCTTCAACACCACCTCTAACGTTTACAAAATCTTTAAAGTCAAACGTATAACCTTGCTCAGCATACTTAGGCCCTTCAATTGGCCACTTGCCAGAACTTATTTTTACTTGCTTACCAGTATTAGGCTCTCTTGCTATTATAAAGTTTTTGCCTTTGTCTATTAGTGTTTCATCAAAGTCAAAGGTAGACATACCTTGTCTTTTTTTATTTTTCTTTCTAGCATTTTCTAAAGCCTTGTCGTGCAGCTTTAAGTTTTTAGAAGCCATAACGTTAGTAGTACCCTCGTAGTACAAGCCAGCATCTTTAAGTTTTTTGATAGACTGCTTAGTTATAGTTTTATCAGCACTTACTATTTTATTAACTTCTTTAATGCCTATGTCTTTTACTATTTCACTATATAAAGTTTCTTTTAGTCCACTCTTAACACTGTATATATTCTTTGCTAGCTCTAAGCTTTTAGCCATACGATGTATATCAGCTGAGTTTGTTTTTCCTGTGGCTTTATCTACCATATCAAAGTCTTTGAGTAATCCCCATATACCACGATATTTAGATAATGCTTGCGTACCTTTAGTTGTCCACATGCCTTCAGCTATAAGGGCTAAAGACTCATAAGACATTTCGCTGCTAGATTTTAAGTGCTCAAACTTAACTATTTTTTTAACGTCTTTTGTAACAGCTCCTTTGTCTAATATAGATACACCTGGAATATAATAATAACCAGCTGGAGCTAATACTCTTTCACCAGTTGTTCCAATAACTGAATTATGCTTTTTAATTCTAGCAATATAATTCATTTTTTCATTATATCTCTTTTTACCTGGCGTTTCTAACATGGCCCACTCTTGTAGCGTAGAGTTCCATAAATCATAAAGCTCTACTTGTAACTTGCCTTTGTCAGAATTAGCAAACTTAAATATAGCTTCTCTTTGCTCTTTAAGCGTGTTTAACTTATAAGCGTCTTTTAATCCTGTATAAAACTCAGACGCGTAGGATGTTGTTAATTTTTCCCAATCAAACTTTTTCCATCTTTCTTGCAGTTCCTTAGAAAGTGGTGATTCTTTACCATTAGTTAGCTCTGCTCTAAGCCTTGTTTTAAATGGACTATTAACTTTGTCCATTTGAGTTATACCTCTAACAGCGCCGTAGTGACCAGTAAACAAATCTACCATTACTTTACCGTTACCAAGAATCATAGCTGCTTCTAAAGGTATTATGCTCGCTACGTCAAAACTGTTATTCTGAAACTCTTTTATGAGTACATCGTTTTTCTTAAACTTAGCTTGAGACACTTGATAAGATCCGTTTTGTGCCCACTCGTATGGTAATTTTTTAGTTTCTTTGGTAAACTGTATTTCTGCTTCTCTACCTATCTCTGCTTCTTTAACCGCTTCGTTTTCTATAATATCTTTTAAAGCTTTAAACTTTTTAGGATTATTCTTTTCAAAAGACTCGGGATCTTTCATAAAAGATATTATATCAGCTAAAGGTCTACCTTTTATATTATTTTCTTTATAATAACCTAATATATCTTTAGTTGCCAAAGCATCTGACTTACCAGCTTCAAGTCTATTTATTATTTCTTCAACTTTATTTATGAAGTCAAACCTAGGATCTGTTTTAATGTTTTCTCTAACAACTTGATTAGTTATAGCTTTACCTATTTGATTAACGGCAGCCTTAACCTTAGAGCTTAAATTTCTATTATATGTAGTGGTACCATCGGCGTTAATACCAAAGAACTCTTGAACCTTAGAAACTTCTATGTTTGAGTTTTTGCTTTGAACAGCAAGACCAGGTCCAGTCTCTGCTCTTTCACCTTTAGTATAAAAATCTTTTAATAAAACATTTTCAACACCAGTAGCTGTTCCAAAAATATCTTTAGTGCCAGCTTTACCTTCTGTTACAGCTCCATTAGGCAAAAGGTCAATAAACAGCTGAGCGTTTTTAGGATCGCTAAACCATTTTTGAGCATTAGCTACACTACCTTTACTTATATTACCTTTTTTAGGTTCTACGCCTACCATTTGATTAGCAAACTCAGGCGCTAAGTCTTTTAAATTTTTATAAGTAAATCCTTCAACTTCAACTTTACTAGCTTCTGTCATTATTTTTTCAACAACAGTCTCTGGAACATTAAACTCTTCTACCAGTCTTTTGCCGTTAGCTTCATAAGCTCTAGACGTTGAAGCACTGATTCCTGCAGCCTCACTAGACATAGCTGGATCATAACCTTTTTCAAGCAAAACATCTAATGAAGTTTCTCTACCAACAGCTTCACCTTGCTGTAAAGCTTTAAGTATATTACCAGTTCTTAAATTAAGTGTGTTAGGTAGTTGTAAATAAGCACCAAATGGAACATCTTTAAGCTCAGCTCTTCTATTCATATAAGAGTTTAAAAGTTTATTAAACTCAGCATTATATACATAGTCAGAAAACTGTTGTCTAGTTACTTTAGAACCTTGTACCGTTTGAAAAGTACTATTAATATAGTTGTCTAATATACCTCTGTTGTTTTCTCTTATTTGCTCAAACAGTTTTGACCTTCTAAGACTAGCGCCTGGGTCTTGCGTTTCTTTAAATAGCTTATCAACCGGTTCGTATTCTTTAAATAGCTTTTCGTTTCTTTTTGATATTTCAATGTTTTTTGTCGCTTTATCAATACTACTATTAATTTCTTTTATTTTATTAGTATTATTAATAAACTCTTGTGATTTACTTTTACCTTCAGCAAAAAGCTTTTTATTAGCCTCTATTAGTTTAGTTTTTTCAGCTAAAGATTTATTGACTTTTTGATTTAAGTTTTTACTAGCTAAATTATTAACTACGACTTTACCTTGAGCATCTATAAACTCTATACCTAAAAAATCAAACTCTTGAAGATCTGCAAGTCTAGCAGCTTTCATTTCTATACCTAGACCTCTTCTAGCATCTTGCGAAAACCTACCCATTAGCTCAACAAATTGTCTAGCGTTTTTTATTTTAGGTCTATACCCAAAGTTTTCCTCTGCTATAGATATAAACTCTTGACGCATCTGCTTAAACATAGTAGGCGCTACTTCTCTATAGTATACCTCTGGATTAGTTAAAATCTCTGTCATGTAAGCTAAATATTCTTTAGCTGCTTTTACTCTGTCTTTTGGATTTCTAAGATCTAGTTCGTATGCTTTTTTAATAGCTATATCTAAAGGTGTTCCGTCTTGAGTTTTAAAATTAGCAGCTTTAAATATTTTAGCCATGTTAGTAGAAAATCTTACTGCAAGCTCTGGATTTCTATTAAAATAGTTTTCCATTAAAGCGTGGGTGTTTTCGTGATTTGATTTTCCTGGCTCCCAAGCGTTTTTATCTATGATAATTAAATCTTTACCTTCTTTACCACCTTTATAACGAAACTCAGCATCGTTAGTTGCTTCAGAAAGAGCTTCTTTGCCCTCTACAAATTTAACCTCAATACCCTTGTAGTTAGGATCTAATCTTCTTAAAGCAGCTTCTATAGGCTTAATATACACGTTAGAATAATCTTTTTCAAAGTTTTCACTTTTAACATCAAGCTTCATAGCTCCTGTTTCAGTTAAAACCATCTGATTTAAAGCTTGTTCAGCTTTTCTAAAAGAGTTTAATCTATCGTTATTAGGATTTTCTTTTTTTAACTCTTTGTCTATATTTAATCTAACCTCAGCTAAAGCGTCAATTTTTCTATTAGTACTCATCAAATCTCTTGATTTAAGATGTTGAGCGCCAACAATGCTAAATACTATAGACTCTACAACAAGATCTTTAAAAGTAAAATCTTTAAAATGAGCATCAACTTCAGTTGCAAAATCTTTGTTGTCCATTAAGTCTTGCACAGCGTTCTCAACAACTACAGATGTTTGAGAAGCTACAGCTCCAACAGGTCCAGCTTTAACTACTTTTTGAAAAAATGGATTAAGAGCTGCAAACCTACCTTTTAACTGTATTCCGCTTGTAGCAGCGCCAACACCATAAAAAGCAGCACCAGTACCTGGATTAAATCCAGCTACAGCCATTTTACCTTCTTCAATCATAGCCATCATACCGTGATACATTGCTTTTTGATAACCAGTGCTAATATTTTTTATAGCTGTTCCGTTTTTTAAAGCGTGTAAAAATCTAGCGCCACCTGTCACGTTCAAAACACCACCTGTAGCAGCTGTTAATACGCCAAGTTCTATTAACATTGGCACAAAATGACCGACACCTTCGCCAACCTCTTCGCCAAAACTTTTTTCTAAAGCTTCTATTTGTTCTTTAGTAAACTCTAGCTTTTCTACTTCGCCTTTACCTATTTGCTCTGAATAAAAATTATTATATTCTCCAACGTGTTGCTCAAACTTGTCTAATATAGATGATCTAGTGCGCTCTGAACCACCTGCAACAATCTTTTCAGCTTCTTCTGGACTTATATCAGAGAAGTGCGTTAAAGTTGCCTTAGAAGCTGTCTCTGCAAACAATCTAAAAGCGCCAGGACTTCTATCTAAAGAACCTGGATCATTGTTTAAGTACAAGAGATCGTAGGTAGTAGATACTGCTGCTTTAGATCTATATTTAGCACTTTCGTAGCTAAGAAGTTTTTCAACATCTTCTTTAGACACGGCACCTTCCATATCAAACCAGCTATCAAAATCTCTACCATCGTAGCCAGCGTCGAAAATATCTTTCAAAGAAACTTGTATTTCACCTTCTTGACCTCTTTCTATTACACCTTTTTTAACTAAAGTGTTTCTAAGATCCGCCATCATTCTAAAACCTCTACCAGATCCTTTTTCAAGAGGAGCTGAAGGATCTATAGTAATCATTGTTTCTAAACCAAACTTTTCAACTTGTTGCTCTTCGTAAAGCTTTGCTTTTAAAAATTGCTCATAAGCTTTTCTTTTTGTTAATGTAGGATTTCCCTCTTGAAAAGCGCTAAACTCTGTTTCAAAAGTTTTACTGTAATTTTCTCTAGCTTCTGTGGATCTTTCGTATTCATATTTAGAGTTTTCAAACGACATATAAGAAGTAGCTAGTTCATCGCTAGCAGCGTTTGCGTCGCTCATTTTATAATACGATTTTAATATTAGGCCTAAACGAGCGTCTTGAGCAGCTCTAGATCCGTACTGCTTTTTTATTTCTTCATATTCTCTAGCGTATTCGTCTGCCCAAGATGGTTTTGTGTCTGCTAGCTTTTGTATGTCGTTCATTAAAGTCAGATTACTAGCCTTTAACTTATTTATTCTGTCAATATCTTCAGGATTACTAGGATCTAATTTATCTAGCTCGTCGTAATTAGCTTTTATTTTGTTGTTTATATCAATTTTTTGAGCAAATCTTGGATCTGACTTATAATTTCTAAGATACTCTTCGCCTAGGCGAGAGTTCATGTAATTTAAGTCTAAGTCTTTAGCGTTTAGAAAAGATTTTTTAGATTGTTCTTTTTCTTCTTTAGCTATATTTTCGTTTAACGATTGTGCTATAGCGCCGTTGCTGTAAGTATTACCCGCTAGCTGTATAAAAAAGTCTTTACTCATGCTAGGGTATTGTTTTTTAAACTCAGCAAAAACTTCATCTTTGTACTGATCTAACCTATCGGTAAAAGCGTCTTCTTGGCCTTCTTGTATGTCTTTTAATGAGCTAACTTCACTAGACAATAAAGTGTTAAACTTTTTGTCAAAAGCTATTTTAATAAAATTAGCCATATCTTCAACTTGATCTACATTAGCCTTTTTAGTAACAGGCTGAGAAACAACGTTGCCATTAGGTAAAAATACGTCTTGTTGTTTTGGAAGTCCATTTTCATCGTAATCTACTACAGTAGGATAATCATCTTCTTTTAATTTGTAATTACGATTTATTTCTACTTTTCTTCTAGACAAATCAGCTAGCTCTCTAGTTTCATCGTATAGCTTTTCTTTTTCAGGATCTGATTTTATTTCTTTTATTGAGTCTCTAACAAATGTTTCCATAATAGAAGCATCGAACTGAGACTGTTCAGGCTGTTCAACATTTATAGCTGATATTTGCTTAATTGGCTCGTCTGGCTTAACCTCAAAGCCTTCGTCAAGTAAAGCAACTTTACTAATAAAATCTTCAAGACTTAAACCGACACCTTCAGCGCTTTGCATAAGCTCTTCAACGCCAACTTCTTGACCATTATAAAAATATCTAGGCATATAAATTATTCTTTAACTACTTGTCTTCCTGTTGGAATAAATCCAAACAGCTTGTAAGGCTCTATCTGTATAAGATTAGAACTATCATCTTCTTCTGTATTAGACGTAGACTTTAAAGGATTTACGTCTAAACCCTCAAGCTTTATTATACCTAGCTGAGGCCAGTTTAAAGCGTTGAATATTTCTTCTCTTTTTAGATTACCTGTACTGTCTGACCATTGACCATTTCTTAGGCTATAAGTTATACCGTTGTAAGCTGTAAAATCACCTTTGCCTTTGGCTTCTATATCTTTAAATAAATCAACAGCATTTTTAACATCTAAAGGTTTTACAGTGTCAGTTCCTTGGTCTGTCTTAACAGTAAATAGTGTTTCGTTTAAAGGTCTACCATATAGTCTTTGTTTAGACGAATCTATCTCTAGCTTTTCTGGCAAACCTTTACCAAACTTAGGCGCTTTAACAGCTTCGTCTTTAAGCCAATTTAAAAAATGATCTTTAACCTTAACGCCACCTACAGAATGAAGCATGCCTTTAAGCTTAATTTGCTCTAATAGTTTACCTCCGGCTTCACTTTCAGGCTCAACACCTACGCTAGCAGCATAAGTTTTCCACCATTTATCTGTATTGCCTATAGGGCTATTTGCAACGTTCATATTATCAAAAATCAAAGACTTTAAACCGCTATCACCTATTTCTCTAGCCATAGTATTAATTCTTTGATAAGCATCTCCAGGTTGCAACTCATTAGCTCTTATTTGTCTTATAATAGCAAAAGTATTATATGCTTGATCGTTAGCTGCGCCTTGAGTCATTTCTGGACCGTCCGCAGGTATACCACTAACTGGTATTGATTTAATTTCACCTTGTTTATTTGGATTATTCCAAACTAAATTACCTTCTGCGTCTGTTGAAAAATTATCTTTTATACCTTGCTGTATATCTGTATACATCTTTAAGTAAGCAGCAGAATTACCTTGAGATATTTCTTGAAGATCTTTATCTTTTATTATATTCTTAATACTTAATAACTTATTATTTTGATCTCTTAAGTTTAAATTAGATTTATTTATTTTATTTATTTCTTTTACTGTTTCAGCGTAGTTTTCGTTTGTTGGGCTCATAAAACCAAGCTTTCTATTTAACTCTTTAAACTTAACGTTATTTTCTTGAAGCTGAGTATTTAGTATTGTTTCAGTGCCATCAAATAATAATGAGTCGTCTAAGTCAGGATTAGCTTCGTTATATTGTATCATGCCCTGAACTATATTAGCTTGAGCATCCTGCATCATTTTAGTAATAGGCGTAATAAAAGCCTGTGTTTGAGCAATACCAACTAAAGGTTGTTGACGTTGCACTTGACCTAATCTAGCTAGTTGAGCATTTAAACCTCCGCCAACACGTTGATTCATGTTAGGTAAAAAGTCGAAACTCATTAGATTGTTTGGATTATTTTTTTTCTTTGCCATAATAATTTAATTAGTCAAATGGATTCCATGGTGTAGGATCAGCTCCAAGTCCCGGTAGAGGATTCGCGTCTCCTGGAAAAATACCCTGCGTGTTTTGAGCGTTAGCTACCATAGGCGTTTGTGTAGCTCCGCCTAAGTTAATATCACCACTAGCTACTCCACCAATAAATGTGCTAGCTAAATTACCAAGAGCACCAGCTGCTGCGGCACCAGCTTGATTTGCCGCTATTGTAGACGATGCTAAATTACCAGCTGCTAAACCATACATGGCTTCAATACGCCTAGCATTCATTTGTTCTACGTACATTTGTCCTTTACGATCTAGCATGTCTACTTGAAATTGTCCGCTAGCCATTAACTGATCTAATCTACCTTGTTGTTGCGCTGTAAGTTGATCAAGTCTAGACGCTTGAGTAGCTTCTAACTGTTGTAGTCTACCAGCTTCACCCGCTTGCAATTGCTGTAATCTGCTTCTATCTTGTGCTTGCAGTTGCGCTATTCTACCACGCTCTTGAGCAGTCATTGATTGTAGCCTAGCATCTTCTTGAGCTCTAAGTTGATCTAACCTTGACGCTTCACCAAGACGCGCTTGTTGTAGTCTTGCAGCTTCACTACGTTGAGCCATTTGATTTTGTCTTTCTTGCTGAGCAATATCTAATGACGCTTGTCTTGCTTGCTGCGTACCTGCGCCAGCTACAGCTTGAGCTAAACCTGCAATACCACTAGTACCTGCAGCGCCACTTAACTGGCTTAATATATTTGCTTGTGATTGTTGCGCTTGTTCTCTCGCAAAGTCTGCAGCTCTAGTATCTACACGTAAATCTTCAAATACATTTTCAGCGCTTTCAAATCTATTCTGCAAACCTGTAAATTGGTTTTCTAAACCTTCGTATTGGTTTTCTAAGCCAGCAAATTGACTTGTTAGCCCAGCATATTGATTTGTTAAACCACTAAATCTATTTTCTAATCCTTCAAACTGATTTGTCAAGCCGCTGTAAGGATTCTCTAGGCCTTCGTAAGGATTAGTAATTGGCAGTGCGTTGTAAGCTTCTTGCATTTCGTTAAACTTATCTTGATCTTGTCTACGAAATCTATTAGCTTGTCTTCTAGCTTTTCTAGCAGAAAGAAAGCTTAATCCACTACCTATTAAAGAAGCTCCAACCATTGAAATAAGTTTGAGCGGACTTTCTTCTTTTCTTTTTTTAAAAGCTGATATTTTACCTACTATTGCCATACTATTACATTTTATCTTTTTATAGTTACATTTTAAGTGTTCTATTTACTGCTTTCTACTACTTCAGCGCCTACAGAAAACAACTCTGAAACACCTATATGGGTGTTAGTTCTAAAAGTAACTTCTGCATAATAGCCTTTAATTCCTGAAGTATTAACTAAAGATGATTTGTGAAAGCCAGCAAAACCTGCGCTAAGATTAGCTAAAAAATCATCACTAAAAGCAGCCGCATCTCTTTGTATTTCTATTTGACCAGTTAGTAAAGCAGGTTCTATTACTTCGTTTGTTGCGGTATCTATAACAGCTCCTATTGGACCTATTCTTCTAACTTTTCCTATAGTGTAAGGAGTTTGGTTAGAATAAGAATAATTTTCTAAACCACTATCTTCAGTAACGTTTACATTAGCAATAGTACTACCAGCATAAGCCCATATCGTATCACCTACAGCAAGCGAAACATCACCGTCACTATTACCTATTGTCATTACATATCTTGGCATATCTCATGTTATGAAGCCACTCCTGGCGTTATTAATGTATCTAAATCTATTTTTATAGTTGCATCGTTAGTAGGAAAATTACTCGTTGTTATATTTCCTTGTATTCTCAAAGTATCAGCAAGCTCAAAAGCAGGGGCGTCTCCGTGTGTAAAAGTTAAAACTTCGCTACCTTTAAACGTTTGAGCTAATCCAGTTACAAAACTTCCAGCTGAAGAGCTAGCAGAAACTGACGCTACCTTATTGCTACTAGAGTTATTTACATTAGGACCCGTATAAACAGCAACTCCATCTCCAGGTATTCCGTATGTTCCATTAACAGTTATTGTAGTGCTATTACTGACAACACCTCTTACTGTTGTTGTAGGAGCGGTTAAAACAGAAGCTGTAAAACTTGCAGATATATTGCAGTTTAAAAGATCGTTTATAATTGGCAAACCTTGAGCTTCTATAGTAACGCTAGCGCCGTCGCTAAAGTTTTGAGCTGAAGATAAAGTTATATGATTTGTAGAAGAATTTATAGCTATTACGGTTGGCGTACCACTACTAGCGCCACTTGTCATTACCATACCTACAGCAATGTTGTTTAAAGAATCTAACTTAACTTTGTCTTCAGAACTAACAGCACCGTCAACAGTTGTTGTTGTTTGAAAATAAAACGCGTTTTCTGCTACAGCTATATTAGAGATATTTGAAGGACTAAAAATAAGACCAAACCCATTAGCGTCAGTATCTGCGTTTTCTATAGTATAATCAACATTTTTAACAACTACAGCAGAGCCTCCTGAGCTGCTAACAGAAGTAATATTACCCGGTAAAGTTTTAAAAGAGCTTGTATTAGCTCTAGGTGCTAAAGAAAAAGTTAAAGTAGTGTTACCTAATTGTTTTATTCTTTTATTTATTAAAAACCCTTCAGGATGCGTTGCAGGATCTCCAATCAATATAATATCATAGTTTTGACCAGCAACACTTGGAAAATTTATAATACCATTATATTTTCTTGAAAATAAAGTTTTTTTAAGAATTTTTTGAGGAGTATGGCCTAATGAAAATGTATTTGTTTTAAAATCATAAAACTTACCTGAAGCGTCGGCAACTATTAGTATAAAAGTAGCTCCAACATCTCCAACAACAGAAAAGTTTCTAAGCTCTCCAGCTTCAGAAATAGAGCTTAAATTAATGCTAATATTTTTTATTTTATTTGCCATTTTGTTATTCGTCGCTTATTAATACTAAACTAGTTATCATGCCTAAGCCTTGAGCGTTTAGTTTTCCTTCTCTAATAGAGCTTTTAACACCCATAGTTCCTCTAATATAATTAAACCACTTACCTTCTTTTTTCAAAAAATATTTAAGTTCTCCTGTCTCTATATTCGTTTTTATATTGCTACAATACCATCCGCCAGAACCTTGAGTATTAAAACCATCTTGTTGGTTTTCAAGAAAACTATTTGGTATATATGAGTGAGCATTAGAGCCTTCGTAATCTAAAGTTTTAAATTCTTTAACTACATCAGGAGCATCGTTAATTACAGTTGTTACATGAGCTAGTTTGTTGTCATTGTAAAATTGAGAATATCTATCACCTTTATAGTGTTGCCACATTTTACCATCTACATAAGTGTAATATTTTTTACTTAAACTTAAACCAGATTCTATACCTTTATTATTATTTGTTTTAAAATCCTTAAAACTAACCCAACCTTTTACAGACTCTTCATAAGAAACAGTTTCAGGTATTAAGTTTGTAGTATCTATTTGAGAAAACACTATATCATCTATGCTTGCTGTATAAAACCCATTATTAAGTTGACTTGGTAAAACCCTAATAACAAGACAACCAGTAAGATCAGACTCAGGGTTAAAATCTTCAGCACTACTTGTTTGCTCAACAGTTACGTTTAGTGGAAGTATTGGGAAAAGGTTAAGAATATTTGAAAAAACAGTGTTATTGCCAAATCCATCGTCGGTAATAAAACTGTCGCTAAAAATATATTTAAAACCTATAGCATTACCTGCAACACTATTAGGGCTCCAATAATAAATTTCAAGAGGTATTTCATTTGACGTAAGATTAAAATTAATATTATATTCATTACCTATTTGTAGCTCTTCTTCTAAAAATTGATAGATTTGAGTTCCAGCTGGAGCGTTATCTAGTTTTATTTGCTCGTTCTCAAAATAAATATAGTCCTGGGTTGTTATAGGAGTCATAGGACCGCTAAAAGCAAAAGGATTACTACCTTCTATTAAGTTAACGCTGTTAGTTAGCCATCCATTAGTGCCACCACCACTGACTATAGTGCTTTGAGTGTATAGTTTTATAAAATTAATTTTACACCGCGAATTATTAATTCCTGAAGCATCATCCATCATAACTACTTTTATTCCACCGTTATTGACCTCAGCTACAGAATATGGATAAGCAGCGCCTGTTGTGTTCTGAACAACAACATTAGAATCATCAATATCATAGGGTACTACTAATTCAAAGTTACCATTATTAGTAAAAGATACTGATTGCGTATTACCTTCAACGCTTGCATCATTATATCTAAAAGATAATCTTTTAATAGTGCCATCAGACTGAGGAGGCGTAGTAAGCGTAATATAACATTGCCCGTTAAATTGACCTGATTGACCTTCGCCAGCTACATTAGTACTTAACGTATATATAACATCGTCTGTTGTAATATCAGCAAACTCAGAATTATTAAACACATATTGTAAATAGTTTTCAAATATAGGACCTTCGCCATCACTAGTTGCTATTTCTGTTGCTGGTATATTAAAATTCCAACCATTGTAGCCGTAGTATGCAGATAGAGGTTCAAGAGCATGAACAGGTGTATAAAAAGTGTTCGTACTCCAGTACTCACTAAAACCACCCGGGTCATCTGCTTGTGTTATATCTATAATTTGAACGCCTGTAAAGTTAATAAACTCTGGCCCTTGTCCAAAGTCTCTTATTCTAAGTTTGTTAAGGTCCTGGTTTGAATTTAAATTTGTTTTAAATATAGCTCTAAGCGCTTTACGCTCAACACCGTATTCAGTTACTGTTACAGGTAGCGGTATTAAATCGCAGTCGTTGTTTGCAAAATGAGCTATTTGACCAAAATGACCAACAGGATATTGACTGTTTTCAACTTGTAAACTTTGAGTTTCATAGTCACACTGAGAGGCAATGCCTGGGTCTAAAACCCCATCAAGTCTAATTCGTCTATTATTAAGCAAGGCTCTACTACCTAATGTTGGAGGCGTTATTTGGTCATCAGGATGTAGTTGTTCGTTGTAAAATAAGTCAACAAGATAAAAGCGCCCTTGTCCATCTTCACCCATACTAAGCAAATCTGATCCGTCTTCATTTTCTATGATCCAAAAAGCATCACCAAAATCATCAGATGGAGGGCTAAACGAAATACCAGCAGAGCCAACTTGACTACTATTGTCGTATGGTTGAAAAGTAGTTTGATTAGCATAAGTATTAGAGCCAATGTAATGATCACCTAAAGCTTCACCCTCAAAAGAATCAATAGGATCACCTGAGTAATAGTTATATGGAAGAACACCAGTTCCAGTACCAGCGACTGGCTGCCTATATTTAACAACTTGATCATTGCCTTCAGCATCTGTTACTGTAACTTCTACCCACTCTCCTTGAGGTTGGCCGTACATGGTGTTCCACATAACATAAGGATCAACAGGAGCATTAAAGCTAAACCCTGGCGTAGATAAATTTATTACTTCTGCAAAAGCAGGTATTTCTTCAGCGGGTATTGGTACAGGATCTTCAAAGTCAGGAGGATCATAAACAATACTACTAACAGTAACTTGAGTGTCTTGTGACGTAGTATCTGACGCTACTATATTTTCGTAATTAGATAAAGTAGGATCTGCTTCAAAAGCGTCTATTGCTGCTTGACCTTCAAGAGTTATAGTTTCTGTAGTTGCAGGATCAAATCCCCAAAGCTCAACGCTATCAGTTGGTGTTTGTACTCCATTTACTACTACAGGAACATAATTAGATCCTAAAGAAGCATAACCTTGTTGTGACTTCCACATAGCGACACCGGTTACAGCAACTGTATTAGCTCTGTCAACTTGAAATTCTAATTCAACTTTAATATCAGGAGCAACAATTTTAGGAGTCCAAGGATCATCAGCGTCAAATATTCTAAATTGAAAAACTACCTGTCTTTGCTCTGAGTATATTGGAGCGTGACCGCCACCAGTAGCACCATAACTTCCAGCGGTTCCTTCCCAAACTAAGTCTGCGTTAACATTATCAGTCCACCAACTAGTACCACTATCTTTTTGTGGCGTATATAAATTAGGGTTTGTATCAAACTCAAAAGACATAGAAGAGCCTGCAGCTGTAGCTATATTATATAAAGCTAAATTTGTAGCGTAAGCCTCAGCGTTAGCACTAGCGGTGTCCGGAAAAGATCCTGGGCTTGTATAACCAGGAAACTGAATTAAATCAGCTCCACCTGCTCCAGAGTTATTATCATTTCCAAACCAAGGATTTGCATTTGGAGCACCTTGGTATTGTGTTCCAGCACCAATACCAGCACTTGTAGCACCTAGTTGATTATTTCCACCTCCTAAAGAACCATCACCACCTGTTGTGCCCCACGCTGTAGTTGTAGTACCAAAAGTATTAGAGCATAGAGCGTAAAAACTATTTTCATAATTAGCAGGAGCCCAGCTAGGTATTAACTCAACCTTCATTCTATTTGCTTTAAAAGGCTCAGTGACACCAGCAATAAATCTTCTTCTTAACCTATAGTTAACTTTTACATTGATAACTTCTCCATTAAATACTTGAGTACAAGACTTGCTCGAGCCAATATTTAACGCGTCTATTGCATCGTGAGTATTAGGATGTTGTTCTATAGGTGATTCGTAAGTAGAACTAGAGCCATCAGCAAAGCCGTGCTTATAAGGAAAAGTAAAACCTTCATAACTATAGTTAGAGTCATTTGCGTCTTTTGCTAAAACTATACCGTATGTTGAAGAGTTAATGTTTACTGGATCTCCACTAGCCCAACTACCTCCGTCATTACTATCACCTAAACCATCGTGCTTAACTTCTGTATCACTAGAGCCTAAATTTCTTATGTATTGAACTCCGTAAGGATTAATAGTACATCCATGACCAGCTGTTAACGTGTTAAATGGATTAAGATTCATAACACCATTTGCACCTGTTCCTTCGTTACGAATTATATATCTATTCGAAACTTGAAACGCTGGAAAAACAGCATCTACAGCCAGAGTATCACTATAAACTATATATGAATTGCCATCTACTGGATTTCCTTGAGCATCAGCATAACCTTGCACATTCCAATCTTCAGAAGTTAAAGTATACTGTAAAGAAGCAGTGTCAGGTAAAATTTGATTGCTATAATAATCACCTATTTGTCCTGGCTCAATAGCTGGCCAATTAACAATAGTAACATCGTGTAACATTTCTTCGTTAGAAACTATAGCGTTATTTTCGTATAAAACGTTAACGTCAACAAGCTGAACTTCTTCAGAAGCGTTTAAATCACCGTTTTCTATAATTTGAAATGTAGATATGCTTTCGTTTAAAGTTTCACCTTCAGATATAAAAGAATTTAATAGAATATTATTATATCTTGCTAATCCAAAAGATAGGTTATATTGTTTTTTATAATCGTCATACGTCCCTATTAAAGTGCCATACTTAGGAAGCTCATCTCTAAAATAATCGTGCATGCCAGCGTCAGATATAGGTGTTAAGCCGTCCATAGAAAGTCTAAGTACAGTACCTCTATTTTTATCTGAAAAATAAGCTCTATAAGATTCTTTAGCGAAAGACTCTGGATTTTGAGATATTCCGTATTCTCCAACAAAAGGTGAAGCTTGACCTAAAACATTTTCTGTAGCAACTAAATTTACGTTACCATCAGCGTTAAATAAAGCATCTTTGTTAGCTAGTATTTTAACAACTCTATCCTCGCAAAAAGCAATTAAGTCTGCTCTTCTTGAAAATAATTTCTGTATGCTTCCGTATGTAGGATTTAAGTCTTTAGTTATTTTTTCTGCAGCAATAAACTGATTTAACTTGTTTACCCCGCTTGGAGCGTTGTATATTCCAGAGTATATAAGACCATACTTTCTTTCTTCAGCATAGTTGTAAGACTCATCTAATGTAGTAGAAGCTCTAGCACCGTTAGATATAAACGGAGCGTTAAAATCATCTCTAATTCTGTTTGATTCAACACCGTTACCAAAGCTGAAGCAGTTAAACCAATTTAAGCCAACGCTTAAACCAGGATCAATATTTTTATCAACAACAAAAGCATATCTATTTTGATTATCCTCAATACCTGGATTATAATCGTCGTTGTTAGTAGATATTCTACAAGAAGTATAACTACCATCTTCTCTATAAAATCTAACTATAGCATTTGAATACTGTATGCTAACGCTATTACTATTTAAGCTATTAAAAACTTTAGGATTATCTTCTATATCGGCATAATAATCTTCAACATTAATTTTAGTTATAGTATTATCACCTACTGTAGTTACTTCTGTATATTCATCTACAGAGTTTTCGTTTATTACTTTAAAATATAAATCTTCACCGTCTTCGTCCCACTCAGCTAATATTAAGTTGTCAGTAATTATATGCTGACCTCTTTTAGCTTGTGGTAAATTTAAAAATTCAACTCTACATCCCGGAGGTGCAAATCCTTGAGCGTTTCTATGAGTTAAATAAGTAGGTATTGCTTGGCTAGCTTCGTAAAATATATTTAAATCTAAAGAATCTTTTGGCTCTGTTTCAAATATTGCAGAAATATTTTTTACTAGTCCGGACTGCGCTTGAGCTTGAGTGTCTATAAATTGTATGTTTGTTGATGTATCTAAATCTATACCACCAGAAGCACCATCAATAGGATTATTATCGGCTGAAGCAGGATTTTTATCTAGTCTAACTATATAACAAGTTCGTCTGTTACTAGCCTTACCAAAAGCCGTAATTTTATTTACTAAATTTTGAGCAGGGCTAACATCGTTAGTTTCCGCACTAGGTACTTGATCTATGTCTTCAGCTTTTGCTTTAGCCCATAATCTAGCTGCCTCTTCAACGCTATCTCCAGCTCTAGATATACCGTTAACAGAGTGATTTATATATCTTGATCTCCAAGGCGTATGATTATATATATGTTTTACAGATACATCAAGTATTGTATATGTCTCATTGTTACTGTCATTTTCAAACTTAAACTTTTTACCAATTTTTATATTTTGTATAAAGCTTTCTAAATCTTCATCTATTTCTGTATCAGAGTTAAACGAAGTGCTATTAGGAGAAAACGTTGGTTCCCATTGTCTTTCGTGAAGTTCTTTAAAATCTACATCATAGCCAGATCCTACGTTAGGACCTGGAGCTTCTGCTAATGCATCATCGTCTAAATAGTTGCCTTCAAATTCAACAAATTTATCTTCATCATATTGAAAAGCGCCACCGCCCCAAATACCTTTGAGTAAGCTGGCTATACTATTTTCACCATCTATTTCTACTTCGTCTAACGGAGCGTCTGAATCTCCAAAGCCTGATCCGTCGTGAAGATCTTTACCTGGCGCAAAAAATGAAAAATGCATAAAAAAAGCATCTTCATCTTCACCGTAAACAGAGTCTAACTCTTGACTATATATATCTTTTTTCCAAGCATTAGCACCTTCAGTATAAGAAGAATTTATCTGTAATATGCCATGCATAGAGTTTACTATGTTATTAATCCAGTCTTCTTGTTCAACACTAAGATCTACAACGGCAGACATCGTTTCACTAGAATATTCGTTAGACGAACTCCACGTGGTTTCTTGATTCCATTCGTTTTCAGAATAAATAACTTCATTAGCTCTAACGCCTTGTCCACTATGTTTAGCATAGTTTGAACTAGATAAGTTAGAAGCTACCATGCTCATGTTATCTATAAACATAGCTTTACCATGAGTTGCTAAAAGTGAATCCCATTCAGTAACAGTATTTGTTGGGTCTCCAGCTGCTCCAGGCTGAGTGTTTGGAGTATTACCGTAAATAGTGTTTATTCCTAAGTCTTCATTACCATCAGCATTAGCTACATCACCCCACCAAAAAGTATCGTTTGAAGAAGATATAAACTCTGAAGTATTTTTTGAGTTAAAATTAGTTAAATTTTCTTTTAAAATTTCATCAGCTAAAACTTTAACAAAAAACTTACCAGAAAAATCTTCACCATCTTTTTTTACTTTTCTTTTAATAGAAAAAACTAAATCTGGATGTAATTTATCAGTGCTTGAAGTAGCATTGTTAGCGTAGTCTGGTATAGCGTTTGTTGTAGAATCATCACCATCAGCGTCAGTTCCTAAGTTATCATAAGCTAATTTAGCATCTTCAATAGATATTTTTTCTTGAAGCTTTATTTTTGTTGTAGCTCCTTGAGATACATTTACAACTCTATATCTTCTTGAATGTGTTTCTTTACCACTAGCGCTTACTCTCTTCCAAGAAACATAGTAGTCAGAAGCATCTAATTCTGAACTGAAGTTTTCGTCAGAAACTTCCATGCCTGGTAAAGGAGAGTTTCCACCGTTTATCCACTCGGTTGCGCTTATTTCTAAAAGATCTGTAACATTATCTATTCTATTAGTTTGACTAATAAATAAACCTACGCCTTCAGTAGATAAATCTGATAAATTATCATTGTTACTAAGATTTGATGTTTCTCCTGTAGACAAATACATAAACGCCACTGCGTCTGGAGCTTCAGGAGATATATCAATAACTTTGTATCTATTTAATTGTTCAATAGGCTTTTCTACAGAAGAAGAAGTTTTCTTCAATATTATATAAGAATCTTCTTGTATTTTATTTATTTCTGATGATGGAAAAGATAAATAAACATGATCTTCTTCGTTTTCATAATCTGTGCTTAAGCTTGGAACATAAACTCTATCCATTAAAAGATTAAAGTATTCTCCAGAAGTTTCTTTAATATAAAACTTATAATATTCAGCAAAAGAAGGAAAGCTAGTAGATAAACTTGAACTTAGCATTAAAGGCTCTAAATAACTAGGCCCTTGAGTTTTGCTTGCATCACTCCAAGGAACAGTTACAGATCCTTCATTAGAGGTAAAAACTTGAGTTTCTCTTCCATAATAATCTCCAAAAACTACACCTATTTGATAATCTCTTTGAGCTTTTATAGATTCAATACCTCCTTGAGAAAAACTTTCGTTAGTAAAATCTTTAACAAAATAATTAGAATTAACTTCAACGTTATCTACGTCAAAGCCTTGAGTGTAATTACCATAAACCACTCTATTACCAGTTACTTCTTGAGCTAAAGCTGTCTTTGGAACGTTGTCAAAAATTCTAAGGTTTTGTTTTTCATCAATAGCTGAGAAAATATTTTCTGTAGTTACAGTGTACTTGCCGTAAAAACCATTTTCTTCGTATTGCTTTATTTTATTACTAGATATATTTTCAACAACATAAACTACATTTGAATCATCTCTTTTAAAAAGTATATCTACAGAAATAACGTCTTGAGGTGTTTCATCATCTATAATATCAAATATATCAATAGATTTGATAGTATTAACCATAGATGTATTATGTCCATTTTTTAAATCAAAAAAGTTTAAAGAATTTAAATCATCTGTAAAATTAGCACTAAATATAGGTTTAGTAAAAGGGCCATAAGCTGAAGTTTCGTTATCAGCATATTTATATCTATAAGAAAATCTTGGAAATATTTTTTCAAAAATACCTTTTTCTTTGTTTGTATTGCTTTTGTTAATTTTAACACGCAGCGGCTTTGTAGGTCTTTTTTTTATTACAGTTATATTTTCTTCTAATACTTCGCCAACATTGTCGTTGTAACTATGTTTTTCATTTATAATAAGCCTAGTATGCGTATCAATATCTATTGTACCAATTTTACTTCGCTTAATATTAATTTTTTTAGGCTCATTAAATCCATCTGTAAATAAAATAAAATTATCTATAACGTTTATACCTGTTATTATTTTTTTATCAAATTTTAAACAAGCTTTAGAGTTTCTTTTATTTGTATCAACAAACACTAACGAAGATAATTCTAAAGCAGGATCATATTCAACTATTATATCTTTATCTTCAGAAGAAGCAAACCAATAAGCTTTATTTTGAGCTTCGTCTGCAATAGATCCTACACAAATAAAACCAGAGGGAACTATGTCATCAACCTTTTTGTTTTGTAAAATATTTTGAACTGTACCTACATCAGATCCTTCAGACGTTGAAACTTGTATGTTTCTAGCGTCTCTATATTCGCCTTTGGGCAATAAGCGCTCGTCAAGGTCTTTATTCATTCGACCTCTAATAAATGTAGTTTTAATTTTAGCCATTGACTAGTGTTTTATATGCTTAGATTTACCTCTAAATATTTGAGTTATTTCTTCTAACTTAATATTAGATAACCTTAGTTTTGCTTGACGTATAGAAGCTATTTTTTCTTTTTTAAGTCTTCTAACAATATATTCTGGTACATTTACTCTATTAGCTAATATAGCGTGGTTTATATATCTATACATAGCTTCTTCAGCAAACTTATGAACTTGCATTTCAGCTTCTGTTCCAAGACTGTCACTTATATAGTCTAATATTACAGTTTTTCCAGAAATATTAGAACTAAAATTAATTTTTCCTAATCTTTCGTCAATATAAAAAGAACCATTAGTTTGTGCAAACTGAGGGTCTAGACCATATCTTTCGTCAGGTACTCTTTGATAATCATCGTTCTTATAATCATCATTATTGTTTTCTGCTGGAGTTATAGATCTAAAGCTTTCAAAAGTTGATGAAACGCCATTAGAGTTTACTTGTGATAAAGAAGTTTTTGTAGTTAATGTGCTTACTGTAACATCGTCAACAGTAGCTTGATCAAATAAAAGAGAACTAGCATAAGCGTACGTATCTCTGTCTACGTGATCAATTAAAGCCATAACAACTAAATATACTGTTCCACTAACATTTGATAAATCTAACTCACCATCGTAATCTTTTACACCACTCTCTCCTTGCGTCCACTCTATATAACCTAAATCAAAATACTCTGGTAAAGAGTTTGACGTTGGGCCTCCAAAATAAGGTAAACCTGTGGCAGGATCTATAGCGGGATAATTTTGCATTGTTATTCTTTCGCTCGGCGGAGTAGTACTAAAACCTATTCTAACTGTACTTCCAGGAGTGTTAAACGTGCCGGCAGGAATACTCTGGGCGATTCCAGCTATTGTACCATCGTATATCGATTGAGAAGCAGCAGCTTGATCTTCTGTTGTAGTTATAGTAGATGCAGCAGTTGTAGTTGCATTAGCAGAAAAACTAATAGCACCTAAATCAGAAGCATCAAATGTTTGATATATATAGGTACAATATCCATAAGCTTGATTTCCGTTAGACAAGCCGCTGTGAGAAAAAGTTTTAAAAAGTACAGAAGGATTTTCTGCAGTTTCATCTACTTCAATAATTGTAACTGTTCCAGTGCCATCGTCAGTTGGTATTCCTCCTCTTGAAGCATTGTAAATTGCTTGAGGGCTTCTTGTCCAGCCATCTAAGCCACTAGAAAAGTCAGAGTTATCAAAAACATCAGCTGTAACAGGAAATTTGTAAGATCCTAATGGAAATTGTTGTATTTGAAATGGATTTGAAGTATATTTTGTAGGATATAAACCGTGCTTTATTCCAGACGCATCTACCCAACTAACTGAAGTATAATTTACATAGTCTTTAGGTAGTATCATAGAAAGACTAGGAGGAACGTCTATTTGTTGAGCTTTTACAGATTTAAAAGTATCAAAAGACATTTCAGCTAAAGCTCTTTGTGCGTGAAAAGATACGTCAATCTTACTAGCTCTTTTTATAAGTTTTTCGTTGCCAACATAAGCAACCATAAATTGATCTATAATATCTTTTAAAGAAACAAATTGATAGTTACCGTAAGATGACGAATCATTGTAGTAAGCATAATCTGAAAGGTTTTCTATATAAGCCATCTTTTATTGTTTTTGTTGAGCTATTCTATTATTTTCTATTTGTGCAGCTACTTGAGCTATGTTAAAATCTTTTATACTTATTCCAGCTAGTTGTAATATTTTTAAAATTAAATTTGATTCTTCAGACTCGTGAAGCTCAAAATCAACAGCACCACCGCTAGAGTTAAACATAGGTTTTTCATTTAAAACAACGTAAGTCCATTTAGGATCTTGAGGCTTTCTATAATAAGACATTAAAAAAGTAGTGTTTATTGGCGTAGGATTTACAATAGGTAGCATGTAAATTCTACCAGTAAAAATGTAACTTACTGGAGTATTTATAGTAGGTCTAGTTAAAGGGCCGCTTGAACCTATTTTTATAGCTTGTTGTCTTTCCATGTGCTCAACTCTATTACCTACTGGAGATAAAGTATCACCACCTATTTGTCTATAAAAACAATCATGCAGCCTATAAAAATCTCCAGGAAGAGGCATGCCGTGAGTCTTAAAAGCAGCGCCAGCTAAAGTTTTTAAAAAAATTGAGTTTAATTTTTCTTCTATTAAGTTAATCATATCAAAGGCTTCTGTGTCGTTAGTTTGAACCCTTTTAAATTGATTTAAATCATAAAAGTATTGCTCAAATATAGACATCTGAGCTTGCTTGGCAAATAAATTAAATTCTTGAGGCGTAATATATCCTCTTTGCTCTTTGTTAGCTAGCGCTAAAACTGTTTGATATACTGTATTTATTCTTATTGCCATTATATGTATTTTATAGTTAAGTAACCACCCCGAAGAGCGGTTACTCTTCTATAAATGATTACGCGTTTAATCGCTTTTCTATATTTGCGTAAATCTCCATGCCTTCATCAGTTTTAAACCAATGCGCAAGAGCGGTATATGGATGCTCGTCAAATGGTACAGTCATTATTTTTCTATCTGTTGATCCCCATAAAAAGTTTCTTTGATCGCTAGATAGCTTAATAATTCCAAGCTCTGTAGCCTTAATACCAAAGTTTCTAAGCTGTACGTTATCATCAGCCGCTAATTCTAAGAACAAAGCAGGATTATTTCGCGCAAACACTAATAAATCTCTTTTAAGTTCTTTAGAGCTAAGCTTAGATACTTCAGAACCTTTTTCTACGCGCATGATAGCTTCAGCCATATCAATGTCTATTTGTCTAGCTAATATTATAGCGTCAGCTTCCATTTCTAAAACTTCAATTTGCTCTTCAGCAATTACGCTTGGTTTAAACTCGTAGAAAATTTTATCTCTGTCAGGATGAAAATTTGACAAAAGCTTTTGCAAAACTGTTTTTTCTTTTGGAACAAATAAGCTTCCATTTCTAAAAACAATATGAGATAGCCTTTGGTCTCCTTTCATTTCATCAACAAAAGAAGTTATTTGATTTTCACAATATTTTAATTCTCTTTCGTAACCTTTTTCTTGATCAAACCAGTATATTCCAGTTGCTCGTATAGATCTAGATATTGGTTTTTTATTTCCTTTTAAATAATAAACTCTATCTTTTATTTCCCAAGTTGGTTTTTTTGGCTTTGGCTTTTCAATAACAACCTCAACCATATCGTTAGTAGCTTTTATTTCAGGCGCTACTTCAGCCTTTTTTGTTTGTTTTTTTGCCATGATATAATATAATAAAAGTTAAAAAAGATCGAGGGCCGTAGCCCTCGACCATAGTTAATTTACTTCAATAACATAAAGTTGTTTGCACCTTGAGTGATCAAACATCTTTCAGTTAAAAAGTGTAGTTGCATTGCATCTAACGAAGATGTAGCAGCTCCAACTGAACCAGTAGTCCAAGTCTTCATTCTACGATCATCAGTTTGAGAAGCTCTATAACGAACGTGTAAGAACGGACGCTTAATTGAAGCACCAACAGTTTGATCATATACAGATGAAGAACCAGCTGGAATTACAACACCACGAATAGCGTTAGCACCAGCAGTAGCGTTAATACCACCACGAGTAGCTTTGTCGTTTAAGTAGCGGAAATCAGACTTATAGAAGTCATAAGATCCTCTACGGAAACCAGAGAAGCCTAAGTTTAACGCCATGTCTTCAGAGTTGTTAAATACACCGTAAGATGTACCACCAGCACCGTAAGAATTCATAGAAGCTAACATATCATCAATAGCTAAAGAAGTGCTTCTGTTTAAGAAGAACATGTTTTCTTCAATAGCACCTTGCTTGTCAAATTCAGCTAAAATAGCGTCGAACTCAGCTAAGTCAGTAGCAGCATTAACACCAGTAATACCTGAAGTTAAGTTACCTCTGTCTTCAATAGCAGCGAATAAACCTTCAGTACCAGTATCTTTAGTAGCGTCGTTACTACCGTCACCACCAAGAACAAAAGATTCTTCAGTAATATCGTTACCAGCTCCGCCTTTTTCAGCTTCCAACATAGCCATTTCAATGTAGTCAGTGAAACGAGCTCTTGTATCAGACTCAGCTTTTAAGTACCATAAGTAACCACCTTGTCCACCTTCAGTAGAAATTTCTACCCAACCAATACGAGATGCATCAGATCCTGATACTTCGTAGTAATCTTTCATGATGATTGGCTTATTGCTAAAGCTTTTGAATACAGGAGCATTAGCTGTGTGCGATGTTGCAGTTGCATCACCAGCAGCAGCGTTATAAGCAGCGCCTTTCGCGTATTCAGAACCATAAACTAATATAGTTGTTTCGTCACCAGAAGTTGTACCTGTTAGAGCAGCAGCACCATAAGGGGCTACGTCAATTCTATCAGTTGCAACTTTAACTACTAAACACTTAACAACTCCGTTAGTAGAGTCAGAGATAATAACAGTGTCATTAACTCTAATACCGTGGTTACCAGAAGTAACACCAGTATCGCCGTCGATGTCTTTAGTAATATCAATTTGAGAAGATGAATCAAGACCGCTGGCCGTAGAGTGTACGTGCCCTTGGTAAGATAAGTGTAATCTTCCTTGTTCAGACCATACAACTTGATCAGCTGTCATAGCCTCTTCTGCACCAACTTGATTAAGGAAACCAGAAATCGTACGAGGTCCGAAAACCTCAGCTTCTTTCTCCATCAAATCTGGCACATATTGTTGAGCCCAACCTTCGTTTGTTGTGCCCGCTAAATCTAAATAATTTGAAGCTAGCGCCTGCTTATTTGGAGCTGGAACACTATTCAAATTATTACCTGCAGTAATTGGCATAATAAAATGTTTTTAAATGTTATCTATTTTTTTTAATTTTAAATTTAAAATCAGAAGAGTTGTCACCTAACACTTTAACTTTCATACCGCTGTTATTTTGAACATTGCCAAATTCTTGGCGAGGATTCATACTAACATTTTTAGACTTAGCAATGCTTTCTTTCAAAGCGTCTGCTTTGCCTTGCTCATAAAAGTGCTGTGCTATAGCGTCAGCGTTCATAGCTGTGAATAAACTCTTGTGATAGCCCTTAGCATCTGACATTTCATTACTTTCATTAAGAAACTTTCCTATAAAGTTATTAATATCGCTTTGAGTATCTTTAACAGCATCTGTATTTTTAACATTATATCTAAACTTTTTATTTCCAACGTTATATTCAAAACCTTTGAAGTTTTTGTTGAATAGTTGATTAGTTTTATTTAAAAACGTTCGTTGCTGTTGTTCAGCTACTTTTTTATTGTCTTCCGACTCTTTGTTATAACGATTGAAAAAGTCAATAGCTTTTTGCTGTTCAGTTGTTAGCTTAGAGCCTTGCTTTATACTATCGTAATATTTGGATTTTACACTTTCCAAGTGGTTCTTTGCTTGAGCAACTTGCTCCTTCAAAGCTAATTTTTTTCTTTTTATATCTCTTTCTTCATCTTCTTCTTCGTCAAAAGAAAATTGATCTTCCATTAAAAAGTCAACTTCTTCTGCAGTTAGATGAGGTTTAGTTTGTCTATAATATTCTCTAAGAAGACTTAAATTGTCTAAGTTAGAATAATCTTTATTTAACTTAACATAGTCTTCTATATCTCCACCTGTGTCATTCATAAAGTCAACTAACTTTTGAATGTTTTCAGGTAGTGGTTTACCTGTAGCTTCAGCTTCAGCAACTGCTTCTTGAACTTGCTCAGTTACTTCCTCTACTTCTTCAGCAACTTCTTCATCAGTTATTTCTTGAACGACGGGCTCTTCATCTTGAACTTGCTCGGGCTTTTCTTCTCCGGTAGGTTCTTCAACTTTTTCTTCGACGTTTTCTTCACGTATCTCTTCGCTAGTTTCGGATTCGTCGCGAACAGATACCTCATCTGTGCTTTGCTCTCTAGTGGCATTTTCTACAGGTTTATCTAAATCTATTTTAATTACACTATCATCTCCAGCACTTTCAAATTTGCTTTCGTCAACAGTTTGTTCTTGTGTAGTTTCTTCAACTACGTTTTCGTTTTCTTCCATAATAAAATAATATATAAATTAGTGTTATCGATTAAGATCAATAGGTCCTAAATCAAATCCACCTTCAAGTATATCATTACTCGTTTTCTCAAAGTTTTTAGGTGCTGCACCTGTTTTTCTTTGATCTATAAGTTCTGATTGTTGAGTGGCTTGGATTTTTGTTCTTTCGTCTTTACGATCTTCTTTTGTTTTTTCTCTATCTTTTATACCTTGAGTTTCTAAAGCTTTAAGCTGTATATCAAACTGAAACTTTTGGGCTGCAAGCTGCGCTTTCACTTGAGACTCCGCTTGTATTTTACCAGCGTCAAGTTGTGCTTGCAATTGCATTATTTGGGCTTCAGCTTGTTTAAGTGCTTGTTGTTTTTGTATTTCTAATTGAGCAGATGCTTGTTGTTGCTGTACGTTAGCTTGCGCTTGAGCTTGTATGTTTTGTTGCTGCATTTGTTGATCTCTCTGCTGCTTTTTGTTTCTTCTAATTTTTAATAGTTGATTAGCAACTTTAACACTAGATAACTCTCTAAGATCAATAGCATCTTCAAGATCTATAGTTTTTTGAGCTAACGCTTGCTGTATATTGTTTTCAAGTACAGCTTTTTCTTCTTCATCAGGAGCTAACTCTAAAAATATACCAAAGTCATATAAGTGAAGCTCTGACATTTCTTGAAGCGTAGCAACATTATGAACACCTATACTTTGAATAAACGCCTCTTTAGTTGGAGAATATTCTATAATATCTGATATTCTAAGTGACAACTGCTCTGCGACTTCAGCTGTTAAAAATAAACCAGAGTTTAATATATGTCTAGTAGCTGTATTACTATTAGCAGCCGCTAATTTTTGAACACCAAGTAATGCTCTTTCGTCTGGCAGACTACCGTCTCTAGCTTCATTTAAACCAGTAGCATCTCTAATCATTTGCATGTAATAGTTATAATTTCCTATTAAAGCATTTATTTTATTGCCACCACTACCACTAGTTATTTCTTGTATAGGCACTTTACCAGGATTTATATCGCCTTCTTGCGTGAACGATCTACCAATAACACTACCTGTTTGGAAGAACATATTTAAAGCTTCTTGTGGGTTATAGTTTGTACCGTTACCTAAATCAACTTCAGCTAAACCATCAGCATCTAAATAAACACCGTCTGGCACCATACGTGACATTACTTGCTGAAGTTTTAAATGAGTTAGCTGTATCATATCAGCAAAACCAGTTATACGTCTAACTAGTGATTCAATTTTACCTTTATACATACGAGGAGCAACAATACTGTAGTTCATTTTAACTTTAGTAAAATTACTTTTTGATCGCATCATATTTTCAGACATCTCCCATTTAAGCAACTTATTAGTACCTAATATTAAAGCGCCTTCGTAAAGTGTTTCAATAGCTCTTTCAAGTTTTGAAAAATTACCTTGAGCATCTGTAGGTGGATCAAAGCTATCGTCTTTTTCAATTAACTTCATAGCTCCACTACCTGTTTCTTTAACTTTATAAACTTCGTTCATATACGTTTTATAATTAAAATATAAAACTTGAACTTTATTTCTATCTATATCTTCATATCTAGGCCCGCTATGGTGATAATTACTTTTTTGAGTATACCCTGAGTTTTGTATTTCTTCTAAATCTTCTTGTGTTAAATGAGGAAACTGTTTAGCAAGTTCGTTTATTGGTATCATTTTTACTTCACCAACATAATACAAATCATCAAAATATGGTGAATCAGTGTACGAATAAATTAAGTCTGCTGGATCTACATAGTCAATAGTTACGCCGTCTGAAGTTGTAAAGCTTGTTTTTACCGCTGCAATACCTAAAACTGTTAAATCATAATACAGTCTTCTTTTTATTAAATCGTAATCATTACCTTTTAACAAAACATTAATAGCTTGCTCTTCAGCTATTTCTACGGCTTGCTTATAACTTAGCTGCATGTGAAGCTCTAATTCTTCTTGATTTTCAGGTAAAGTTTCAGGATCGTTTTCGTATAAATTTATACCAAATTCTTGAGCTGCAAAATCATTCATCTCTCTAGCAGCCATATCACCTAGTATACTTTCCATATACTCTGTTCTTTTAGCAATACCATATTCATCTTGAGAATGAGCTTTAATTTCAAAAGCCCTGTCAGCAATACCGTTTACAACAATATCAACAAACTTTGGAATAATAGGAACAGGTGTCCAATCAAGATTTAAATAGCTTAAGTCACCATTTATTGAAAGTTCATCTTTATATTTTTGTATTGACTGCTCGCCTCTAGCGTATAATCTTAAATTGTGAAAATTGTTAAAGTTAGCGTCGTATCTAGTTTGTGACCTATTATCGTAAAACCACTCTGTTTCTATTGCTTTAGCAACTTTTAAACCATAATCATAACTAAGCTTTTCAGCATCGCTAACTACTTGACTTGGAAAATAACTCTTTATAACAGACTCTGCCATATTTTTATTTTATTATTCTTGATGTATTACCAGTATTACTATATTTAGAAATACTTATATTTAATGGTTGTTTTTTGTATTCTACGTTTGGTCTATATAAATGTCTATTGCAAGCCATTATAGCAAGCCCTGAACTTATAGTTGCATCAAACTTAGTTCTTTTATTTATATCGAACTTAGCCCAATCATTCAGCGTTTCGTTAAAGTATATATTTCCATATATTCCATCGCCCTTGTGTCCAACATGCTCTTGTATATACATTTCAATAGCAGCAGCATGAGCTTGCTTTATATCTTCACTAGAGTTTGGTATACCACCTATTTCTTTTTCAGTCACAGATAATTTATTCCAAACTTTGTCCGGTCTATTCATACTAAAGCCTCTATAACCTCTTCTTTTAAAATAATATAAAAGCCTTGGTTTGTTATTTTCTGCAAGTAATGGCATACCATAAAACACGCACGCCATTAATATATCTTCAAAAAATATTTCAGCGGTTTGTGGTCTAGCTATATATTCTAAGAACATGTGGTTTGGCGGAGCGTCTTCCATTGAAAACTTTGTTAATCCATGAAGAGATCCGTTGGATCCTCTACCATCAACAGTACCGCTAATATCATAACTATCGCAGCCAAAAGCGCCCATGTGCTCGTTTCCAGGATATTTAACTCCATTTTTTATTATTATTTTATTCTGAAGATTAGCAGGTGGCGTCCAACTAATTTTAAATCTACCATTGCTATCCGGATAAAATATTACATTAGTGTCTTTAATTCCGTTAATCCACTGAAAACTACCAGTTGTTACTACAGAATCATTTCTAATTCCTTCGTTATAATCTATTTGTTCGTATATCTTTGTTAAATTAAATATACTATTTTTTGCTTCATCTCTAAAAGCATGCTCTTCAGTTCTTGGAAATTGACGGTAAAACTCATTTAATCCATCACTATCTCCTTTTAATCCATCAGCTTCATTATTCCAGTGATCAATTATACCTATGTCAATTAATTCACCGTCTGGTCCGTATACATCATGATCTGGGTTATTAAATACAGGCTGTCCGTATTCGTCAATAAATCCTTCATAGTTCCATTCCATTGGTATAAACAAAGAATATAAACCAGACTTTGTTTGTCCATTGCGGTTTCTGCTTGTAACGTCTGAATCATTGTATAGCTTTTTAAAATTATCACCACCTTTATCAAGAGCATTACTCGTTGAACCCATCATGCATTTACCAACTATACGAGCACCTAACCTCAAACAAGTTTTAGTTACTCGCCAGTTGTTTAGAATATTATCAGGTCTTTCCCACTTACCACTTTCGTCGTGTACTAGCAGACTAAGCTTTTCACCGTC